TTAAACAAAAAACTCAAAAATAAATGAAAAAAGAACTTACCTTTGTAAGTCGACTATAAATATAGTAAATTTATTTTACAATGTAAATACCTTTAGGGACTGTTCGATTCAATAGGTATTGGGCCGCATACCTGCTAGCATCGATGAGGTGTGAAAAGGAATCTATCGGAGCTACTCCGTTAATCTTCCAGGCGTAGTTATTGAATTCTTTGATTAGATTTGCACCTTCCACTGTAATATTGTAATCTTGCATCAGGGCTATTGAGCTTAATACCGATCCTTTCTTTTTGATTGTAGGTGTTAGATTCAGTCCTCTTGAATTCAGTTCAGCTATAAGACGAGGTTCAGAATTGTCACAGACAATAAGCTCCTTGCCACAGTGCCTAATACACATATCGTAGATTGAAGAAGTAACTAGACCCTTTTGGTATATGTACTCTTTAATCCACATAAGTTTACGTTCTTTGTCAACCGCTATTTTTACCAACCCAGTTTCGTCCCTGGAGAATCCCCAATCTAGGCCCCAAACTTGGAGCTCGGCCTCGGTATTGAATTGTCCTACTTGCCAGTCGTCAAAGATTACACCCTCGGCCTTTTGTAGCCATCCTCCTAGGATTTGGTGTTTGAATTTATTGGGCCGTCTAATCCTCATATCTTCTATCTGATTTATGAAGGACCCACTTAGATTCTCAATGTTGTCCTGGTAGGTGGTGTGGATGAAGGTGATGTTGTCTTTGGTGCCATTGAATCCATCATCAATATCTCTGTTCTGATAGAATCGTTGGTATATCCAGTGCTCTCTTGTAGTAGGGTTTAGAATTAATAGACATCGATTATTAACACCCTTGGCACGAATAGAATAGTCTATCTTATCAAAGCTCTCTTCTTGGGTTAACTCCTCAGCCTCATCCAACACAAATGTATTTACACCGCTAATGGATTTAAGTTTCGCTGTCTGATCACCGGAGGCAGTCTTAATACCACTGAAGTATATTGAACTGCCGGTTAGTTTATTTATGATTTCTGTCTTAGTTATAACAAAGTCATCCTGGACACCCATAAGCTCTAGCTTCTCAATAAACTCAGGTATAATAGACATTCCTGCTGAACTCATTGTGTAACGAGTAAAGAGTATCTTATTATCTCTCTCGTAAGTAAGTAATACTAAGAAGACCGTGGCGGCAAAAGACTTACCTGAACCACGGCCTCCAGTCATAACAAAGTACCTACTATCAGAATTGAATAAGGATTGGTATTTAGGATTTAGATTTAGGCTCTTCATTCTCCCCTTTTAGTTCTTTAAGTTGATAATGCACCATCACAACAAATTGCTGTAATTCTTTAATCTCTTTCTGCATTTTAATCAGTGTAGACTCTTTCATCTTCTTTTACTTAGTTGTGGTTCGTATCTATATCCTAGTATTGGATTTACATCATAGTTCCAAAAATCCATCGGCATATCACTTCCCTCCGGTAGTAGTCCCTTTGTTGTCGTCTTTAATTTCTTCGTGTTGTACATCTATAGTCTTAGGTTGAGTAAAATCAATAACAGGAATATTGACCTTGGTGTTAACGTCTATCTGTTGCATTTCTTTTGGCTTACCATAACGGTAACTCATAAGGTAGTCCCAGTGCTTGGCTGAACCCTCCTTAGCGAGTTTCGCTACTTCAATCCACATCTTCTCTTCACTACCGAATGTCTTCTTCAACGCAGACAGGGTCATTCGATTCAGGTCCTTCTCCTTCGCTTTTGTAGGCCTCCCCTGGCCCCTGTAGACTCCTTTGACTGCTCCGTTGTTCTTCCGTCCGTCCTGCTTCTTCGGTTTCGTGTCTTCTGATTGGCTCATTTAGCATATTGTGTTTATAGCCCATCCTTTTGAGTTGTCCTATTAGGAAGTTGGCTTTGTTATATAATTTGTCATAATCTTCTACGACACTATTAAATTTCATTTGAAGGTCATAATTCTTCTCCATCCAATACCTGGTGGGAGAATCATATAAAAGAGGCTTTTCCTCTAGGCAATCTTTTATCTCTGAGTAAACCTCGAACAAGTCCGGCTCAAAGTTACGTATAACATCGTCAAACAGCTTAAAGGAGTGCAGTACACTAGCGTGATTCATCCCTAAGCTTCTAGCTATATCTGTAACAGTATTTCTTGTGAGGTCCTTACATAGCCTGAAATAGACTGATCTAGCGTATACGTTCGGTCTCTTTCTAATTCTCGCTTGTAAGTCTATCGATAGCTTCCTCTCTACCTGTGTCTGAATCGTTTTTAGCTTCATCTTTTTTTATTTGTTTATATTTAACATAAGCCTCGGCTATACCTTGGCAACATTCATAATGCTCTGTTTCCTCATAGTAATTTCTGAGATGCCTTAAGTCGGCTTCCTCCACCGTTCCTATTAATAAGGACAGAAGAACATCATTGTAACACTCTTTCTTGCTAAGATAAATCATACCAATCTTTCTAAGTAAAAGTCTTTCAGTTCTAGAACCTTCTTGTCAAAGTACATCTCGTAATTCCAACAGCCGTCATCCACAACCTTCTTGCCATACATATAAGTATCCTGAGATACAGGGGAAAACTGAGGTGTCATTGTTTTAGGATCAATGGCCAAGAAAACAAAGTCTTCATATGATACATCAAAAAGTTCACAGTATATATATACCTGAGCTCCGTACTTGTATTTTTTCACATCATTCCGAAACCAGGACACATCTTGGCAGGTCTTTAAGTCTATGATATAACCATCTCCAATAATATCGGCCTTACCACGAAATAAGTACTCATTTATATATCCAACCGCAGGGACCTCAAACCGAGTCATCTTCAAAGCATCCTGGACCCTTGAGTTGGACAATAAGCTTTCAGCCATCTTAGTGGCCGTATCTACGTCTTTCTTTAAATAAACCTTTCCGTGTTCTTCTACAGCTTCATCCCAGGTGTTACCTTTGCGTTGTTTTAAATCAACTTGATGAATACTTTTGAACTTCTCAGGTTCCAATATAAACCAATGAAATAAAGAGCCTACATCAAACCTAGAGGTATCCTCTATCTTATGCAGGTACTCATTCGGATTGTTTGCGAGTTTCTTTATTACGCTTGAGGATAATGAATTGTCCCCCATATAGCCGTAGTAAAAAGAATCATCCTCCATCTTAAGGAGTAACTCGTCTTCGCTCCACTTTTTTCCGTCTAATGTGTAAACCATTGGTCTTTTTTTTACTAATATAGTGAATATATTCTTGCTCCATCCAATGAAGTTCTGCTCTCATAGATTCACTAATCATTTCTCCGGCTAAATCTTTTGTCTTTATCATTCGTTTATACTGTTTATTAGTTTGGTTAAAGCTGTTTCTAGTAAGGACCTTAATTTGTCAAAAGGCCAAACTACAACAACAGCTACTATCGATATGATACCGTCAATAATAAACACTGGGAATAGTACGATAAACAAAAGGAATATCTTAGGCCCATTAAGTATTAGTTTTTTATACTTCATACATAATTGTTTTTAACAAATATATATAAAATAATTAACGAACTACTTCTTAGGGCTAAAATTCTCAGACCATTTTGTTTGGCACACAGCGAATCTCTGATCCCTTTCCGGAAACTCCTCAATCATTTTTGCATTGTTCATACATCTACGATTGAAGTCTTTCTTCTCTTCATACTTCTTTGGTTGCATCCTTAGTGGCATATGTTTGTGATTTAAGTTTCTCTAAATATAGTGTCGCATCCATTAATTCTTCCTGGAGATGATTAAGGAATTGGTAAAATCCATCAGGGCTATCTTCTAGAGTTGTTCCGTATTTGGTTATTCCTATTGCCGACCGTAAGTCGTACATCTTTTTTACATTCTCTACGATTTTATCTGACTTGCCTGATGTATCATCGGCCGTCCAGTATTGTCCATCAATTCCCATAATATATAAATAACGATTTTATTAAGTTAAAGTACCTCAGCCTCGGCCACAGGAATCATTGCGACCTTTTTGCTTATAGGTTTGGTGTCATTGAATTTAGTCTGTCTAGGTAAGTCCTTGTCAAACCATTCACAATCTATATGTAGTAGATTGAATTTATAAATTCCATTGGGTGTAGAATTTATATATACAGGAACCTCCAGGTTAAGCCTTGTCTTTTGAATCATCGCATCGTATTTTATTTTTTCTATCAATAAATCATTGTAGTGTGTGTCACGACACTTCAGTTCAATCCTTTGATTTGTAGATGGGCTATAACAATCCCACTTGCTAAATTGATCCTCACTCATAACCAGGTCCGGATAGTGTAGTGTTTTCAAGTATCTAAATAATTTTCTCTCGTCCATAATTAATACTGCTTGTAAACCTTCTCTAAGGTTTTATGAATATTATTTAAGAAGCAAGAACTACAAGAGGTCATAGTCTTTTTATCATTAAACACTCTGTTATATATTTCTAACATCTTACGTTGCTTGTCAGGGGTAATGGTTGTTGTCTTAGACTCAAAGTGCCCTTTAAGATACACATACTCAATCTCATTTAAGCAGTTTGGCTTTTGATATGGGAACATCTTATTTAGAAGCTCCTTCCTAGAGTCACAACCACAGTCCTCACCAAGAATCCATTTAGCCACCTTAGCTATTCCTGTTGCCTCTAATACTGTTTCTACAGTGTCCCCTAATCCCTTAGGACTCTTCTTTCGTTTCAATGTAGGTTTTGTACTCGTCTTGAGTCTTTTGCTTGACTTCTTTTTTGCCATTTTTTAATGTATTAAATATTGATGATAAACTTATGGTTGTTTCTTTAGATATAGAACGCATAGATAAGTCCTTGTAGAAATGTATGTCCCATAGTTTTCTGTCATACCAATACCAACCTTGTACTATTGCACGTATCTTTTCTATTAGATTATGATATGCGTCTTCAAACTCAAATAAATCCATTCCAAGGTCATCGTACGGAAGGTCGTTCTTATTAAATTCACGATGCTTAGGTTGTGTGTATTCGTGCTTCTTAGACAGGAACAGGTTACGTAGTGTTATATAGACGTAAAATGTATTAACGTC